GTTCATTGCCGTATATGACGGTATCACGGGCGTTTCCACGCAAGACACGCTGAAGGCCCAGCTAGGCAACCTCTCCATGATCCGTACCAAGAACGGGACCCAACTGAAGGGTTACGGGGCTTACCTGAACGGGATCTATATAGAGAACTCGTCCATATACCTCGATAACGGCATGACCGTGGAACAACAGTTCTCAGTGATGAACGGGGAGCTGAGGAGCGAGATCGAGGGGTTAAAGAACGACATGTCTCTGGAATCCGGGAATATACTTGTCAATTCCACGTTCGGGAAGGACACGAGTTATTGGGTGGAGGCCAACGACATCCATCTCATCAACGTGAGCGGCAATCTCCTGTGGGTGGGCGGTTCTTTTTACTCGGACAAGAGGAAGGTTTCCGATATCTATAGGGATGGCAGCAGGAACGTGCTTCGCATCAAGGACACGTATATATTCCAGCGTAACGACGTGATGAAAGTTCCTGAGTTGGAAGAGAGCGAGGAGGGTCATACGTTCTCCTTCTCCTTGTTTTACAAGGTCATGAGACGAGGTGTTTTGACGGTGGGTTTCCAAGGGCAGGAGTTGTACGAGTCCTTGACGCTCGATCCGTCCGACGAGTACGTGAAACTGTCCAAGGTCGGCAAATGGGACGGTACCGGGGATTTCCGGATCGGATTCACTGGCGAGATATTGATCTACGGCGTGTCGTTGTTCAATGACAGGCTGGCCGATGCCGTGATAAAGCTTGAGACGCGGATCTTGCAGACGGAGGAATATATAAAGTTACTGGCCACTAAGGATTACGTGGACTCGGAGACCGGCAAGATCTACGAGAAATATACCGGCGAGTTGTCGGTCATGGCCACGGAGATAGCCGCAAGGGTGACACATACCGAGTTCGATACGGAGACGGCGGCCATAAGGCGTGAGGTATCGTCCGCTCTTACCGTTCAGGATGGCAAGATAAGCGGGATATCCACGGATGTTAATAATATCCAGAATACGATAGATACGGCTGGGTGGATCAATACCACGCAAGGAAACGCGTTGTTCGCCGCCAAGAGCTTGGAGAATGGCGATAATATCATATCGTATATCAACCAGACGGCAACCACCACCACGATCAAGGCGGAGAGGATCGATCTTGTCGGGGCGGTGACGTTCAGCATGTTTAATACGGATCTTCAAAGCACTATTAACGGGAAAGCAAACTCGAGCGCTCTTGGGGATTTGGCTTATGAGGACTATATCACCAAAGGGATGATGAGTACGGCCTTGCAATCGGAACTAAACGGGAAGGTAAGCGAAGGCGCTTTAGGGACATTAGCCTACGCAAGTTCTATATCAAAGAATGACTTGGCTTATTCTTTATTGACCGAATTTAACGGTAAGGCAAACAGTTCTTCTTTAAAGGCTCTTGCTTATTTAGATAAGGTTGAGCAAGCCCAATTGGGAGCGACAATCATATCAGGAGGTCATATTATCACATCCCTGATTGACACGGACGCAATTTATGCGAATATGGCATCTATAGCTGGATTTACGATTGAAAAAAATCAGCTTTATGGAACAACGAATAATGAATATTACGGGAGTTATAAGATGTACATGGATTCAAGCAGATGTGAGATTGGAATATCTGATAGCAATGAGTCAACGTATAAACTGAGCGTAGGATATAATTATAGGACAACGAATGATGCGGGGACAGCGTCCTTGTTCATCAAAAAATCACTGGCGATAAGAACTATGGTCGAAGTCCCGAGAACCGCCATAAAAGTAGCGGTCACTAACGCAGACGATTCTAATATGGTAAAATTAGAATGTGAGTCTACCAGAAATGATAGTGGGTTCATGAATTTTTTGTATTGCGAGCATGGGATAAGAGAGATACAGCTTGGGACCAAGAAGTTCTCAAACGACTCGCCAGGAATATGGCGTACCGTTTTACGTATGGATCTTATGCCTTCGGTAACACAAGTAAACACTGAATCCACATCAGGGACTAGATATAATGTCAAATGGGATTCCGCTACGGGACTTTTATATATAGAATAATTATTAACAACTAAAATACAGTAAATCATGAAAGTAAATTTCAACAAACCCCTAAAGACCTTTAAGGGGGAAGACATGAAGGACGAGTTCGGAAAAGTTCAGATCATCAAGGATATCGTATGCGCTAGGCTTTACTCTTCCGGCGATGAGATGAACGAGGACGAGAAATATGAGTCCTACAAGCTAATGACAAGGATCAACGCCGCCGATGGCGATATGGACATTAGCGACAAGGAGTCCCTATTGATAAAGAAATGTTGTAACAAGACATTGACCGCCGGAGCTTTCGGTCAGATCTTTGAACTTTTAAACGTATGATACCATGGAGATAACGAGCGACACAAGGACGATAAACGGCTACTCGGAAGTAGCCGGTATCAAGATACAGTATTCCGCCTCGGTCAAGACCGATGAGCGGATAGACCGGATAACAGGCTCTTTTATCAGGGACGGGGTACGTGTGGGATCTCTGGTCTACGAGCGTAACGGGCAATTCTTCATGTCGGTGGACAAGCCCGGCGTGATAACGAGCAAGGAGGATGCGGTGGCCATCGCCACTCAATTCTTTAACGACACTTACGAGATGTTGAACAGTCAAGCGGTGGAGTAATATGGAAAGCATCATCCTATCATCGGGCACCGAGGTAACCCCCGAGGACATCCAGAAGATAGCGTCGGCGGTCAACGGCCTGTTGCTGACCACGTCTAAGGACCCGGGACAGTACGAGGAGGCCGATAGCCTGCAAGGTATATCGTCCTTGCCGGTGTTCAGGCAATCCGGATCGGCCTACGATCTCGTACGTGTGGCCATATCCTTGTTGAGGGGCGTTGACGGGAAACAGATCGTCTTGCAGGTCACCGCCGATTACATACAGTGGCGTTACGAGGACGGGATGTGGCAGAACCTCATACCGCTCGCCGACTTGAAGAGGCCGGCCACGGAAGCCGCCGCCGATGTGCGTGAGAGGATGAACGCTATCGTGAGCGAGGTGAACGCCTTGAAGACCCAGTTCGAGAACGACGTGAGGCACGCCTTGGAGAGGGCGGACGCGGCAACCGAGAAAGCGAACACGGCGGCTGAGAACGCCAAGTCGGTGTCTGACCACCCGGGCTATATCGGCGATGACTTCCATGTCTACACGTGGGATTACGCTACCGGGACCTATATCAAGACGGACAGGATACTGAAACCGGAGGCGTTCACGATCTACAAGGTCTATAAGTCCGTCTCGGCTATGGAGGCGGACAAGTCTAACGTCCCGGAGGGGAAGTTCGTCATCATCAACACGGGCAGCGTGGAGGAGGAGGATACCGGCAAGCTGTATCTGAGGACATCGACGGGCTACGACTATATCGTGGACGTTTCCGGTATGAGAGGCTTCACCGGGAAGACCCCGCAATTCTCAATAGGCACCATAACGGCGGGCACGTATCCTTCCGTCTCGTTGTCCGACGGGGGCACGGACACATCCGGCAACCCCGTATACAGGATGAACTTCGTGTTGCAGAGAGGCCCTAGGGGATTCTCTCCCAAGATATCGATCGGCAAGGTGACGACCGGTCTCCCGGGAACGGTGGCCCAAGCCACGATAACCGAGAAGGGAGAGACCGAGGAAGGGGTACCATTGGCGGAATTAGATCTTACCATCCCGCAAGGACAGGACGGGGCGGTGGCCGGCGTATACAAGACAAGGGAGATCGACCATGTCCCGGGGGCTAACGACGTGACCTACGAGGAGGGCAGTGAGACCAAGAGCTACCCTATAGGCGGTGAGGTCTATCTAAGGGAGGCTCCCGGAGACGTTACGTTCTACAAGCTCCACGACATAGTGGAGGGTAAGGCCATATGGGAGGAGTCTTCCGGTGCCGCCTTGCCGGGGAACATTTACTTGACCGGGGCGAATTACTACAATGAATCAGTAACAATAATAGATAAAGGGATATTATCATGAGCAAGAGAGGAGCTTACGTATACCAACAGATAGAGCAGACCACGGCAGAGTGGACGGCTGACAGCACCATATACCCGCCGTCGCTATGGCTTTTCGAGCGATTAACCAACGGTAATTTAAATATGAAGTTCTCGGACGGTGTCCATACGTACGCCGATCTTCCGTTGATGATGCAAGACATCAAGGTGAGGATAAAGACTGACACGGACACGGAATACGTCTTGGAGATAACCTCCGCTGAGGGAACCATAACCACGCCTAACTTGCGTGACCATTACGACGATACGGATATCCGGAATCTGGTCACCGGTCTAAGGACAGACGTTGATAAGCTAAAACCCGTTGTTACCTCCACCCCGTCTAACGGCCAGATAACCATAACGCCGGACAAGGCAAAAAATGACGATCCGGACGTGTCGATAACGCTGGAGACCAAGGGGGACAAGGATAAGTCGCTGATGGCCGACGGCAATTACCGCAAGCTGCCCGTGTACGGGAGGAACCTGTTACTGGGATCGGGGAAGGAAATCTCTTCTACCAGTTATTGGGTTACCGATTGGTATACAGTGGAAAATATTCCAGAATCAAAACAAGTAACGTTTACTATATGGGCGGATCTAGGATCTGATGTTACTTCTGTCTGGTTATATAAAGCTGGAGGTTCGGTTTTTTTAGCCTCAATCGCTAGGGATAAGTTTGTTGATGGGAAAGCCTCTGTTACGTTTACATGGGAATCTGGAGGGATTGCTGAAAATGTATTAAAGTTGTATCAAAAATCACCAGACAATAACACAAAAGGAAATATAGCTATATATAAAGTCAAGCTCGAGTACGGCGACATCTCCACCGAGTGGACCCCCGCTTGGGAGGACATCCCTGATATAGAGGAGCGGTACGCCTACGGTGTAGAGTGGGACATGGCTTTGTCAAGCCCGGACGGGAAGCGTGTGGGGAATATGCAACTGCATCGGGAGTTGCCGGTGCAGAGCGGGATGAGAGGAGTCGTGTTAGATAATAATGGAGGAGTATATTATTATCATGAACCAACGGCATGGAAGATGACATTTGCGTCTAAAGATTATGCGTCAATGGTAGAGATTCCCGATCATTGGTATAGAATATACATAACTGGGACTAAATTTAAAATGATGTTATCTTCGATCCCATTGCCCGGATACAAGCATATAAGCAAATTCTATATAGGCTCAAGTGAGGCGCAAATGCTTAGATCTTTAGGGTTATTGATGTCGGATAAAACAAACTCTACTGATACAAGAGGCGGCGACAACACCTCCGAATGGGACAACACCTACCGTTCCTTATTGGGTTGTCCCGTCACCAACCTCACCCGGGACCAATTCCGGCAAGCCGCGAGGAAAAGAGGCAGCGGATGGGAAATGTATACCTATAACGCCCACAAGATCCTGTTCTGGCTATTCGCCGTCGAGTACGCCACGCTGGACAGCCAGAAGCCTTTCAACGCCCAGAAGGACGCTAACGGCTTCGCACAAGGCGGCCTAGGTCCGGGACCGACGCAAATGACGGATTGGACTAACTTCAACAACGCCAATCCCCTTATCCCATGCGGCTATACCAACGAGTTCGGGAACGGATCGGGAGAGAAGGCATATGTGGTGAAGAACGCTTCCGGCGGTACTCACGCCACGTTGATGGCTAACAGGTATCGTGGTATAGAGAATCCGTTCGGCCATATCTGGAAATACACCGATGGGGCCAACATACAAGTCACCACGGGTGATTCCGGATTGTCTATCTTATGGACTACCGATGACCCGTCAAACTTCAGCGATACATCTTACACAGGCTATAACAAGAAAGGCAACATCTGCCGTACCAATGGTTATGCCAAGAAGATGCTCCTAGGTGAGGATGGTGATATCGTAGCTACGGAGATCGGCGGTAGTAGTTCTACCTACTGGTGCGACTACTACTACACCTACACATCGGCTAACCGCATGCAGGTGGTGCGGGTTGGCGGTCGCGCGGACGACGGGCCGGGTGCGGGCCTCGCTGACGTGCATGCGAGTGCTGCGCCTTCCGCTGCGCTTCGTTACGTCGGTTCTCGCCTTTGCTTTTTCCCCGAATATCGTAAAACGTCGGCGTAGCCGCACGTATCACGTCGGGAATTTTTTGTATAACGTTTAATGAGGATAAAAATGGAAGAAGAAAAGAATAAAGATGACGGCAGCTTGTCGTTCTTGAATATCCCAAGGGATAAGAACTCAAGGCATTTTAATTGTCCGGAGATCACCCAACAGAAGTTGACGAATCTCACGTTCTGGGTAATTGATTACATGGATGGCGTGTCCACCAAGTTCGGGAAAGACAGGGCGCTTGTCATGATCAAGGAGAATCTAGAGGATAAGGATAGTGATGCCAAGAAATTCTTTACGAACTCCCAAGAGATCAAGTACGTTCTTGGTAAGATAAAGGAGATGGACAAGTTCCCTAGGAAAGTGACGATGCGAGCCTCCGGGAACAGGTATTATCTCGAATGACGGAATGAGGGTCGATCATCCCTAGGTGGTGCTGGTTGGCGGTAACGCGGACAACAGGTCGAATGCAGGCCTCGCTAACGTGAATACGAATAATGCGCCTTCCGATGCGAATCGTAACATCGGTTCACGCCTATACTTTTAGAGAGGGGAAAAGATATTTAGATAACAAACAGGGATGGTGGCCTCGCCTCTTGGCGAAAAAAGTCTCCCCATATAAAGGGTGTTGGTAGGGAAACCGAAGACTCCCTATGATAAAAAGCAAATTAATGACAATAAAATGAAGAGAATAGGGAATTTATTTGATAAGATAGCGAATATGGACAACTTGATACTTGCGGACATGAAAGCCCGAAGGGGAAAGAAGGATTCATACGGCATAAGGTTGTTCGACAAGGACAAAGAGGGTAATCTAAGCCGTTTACTAAAGTCTCTGCTGGATGGCACGTTCAAGACTTCCAAGTACCGGACTGATACCATCTATGAGCCAAAAGAAAGGATCATCTTCAAGCTCCCTTATTATCCGGACAGGATATTGCATCATGCCATAATGAACGTCATGGAACCTATATGGGTTTCCGTGTTCACGGCTGATACGACATCATGTATCAAGGGAAGAGGAATAACGGAGGCGTATAAGAGGACAAGACGGGCTTTGTCCGATCGTGAATCCGTCTATTGCCTCAAGGTTGATATCCGCAAATTCTATCCGTCAATAGACCATGAGGTGTTAAAAGGCATCGCTCGGAAGAAGATCAAGGACGATCGCTTGCTTATGTTGTTGGATGAGATCATCGATTCCGCTCCCGGCGTTCCGATCGGGAACTATCTTAGCCAATATCTTGCGAATCTTTATCTCGCCTATCTGGATCACGAGATAAAGGAGATTATAGATATAAGGCATTATATCAGATACGCGGATGACATGACTTTTTTCCATCATGATAAGTGTTTCTTGAGAAACGTATTACTTCCGTGGCTTATCGATAGATTGGCCGTGTTGAAGTTGGAGCTGAAAGGGAATTACCAGATATTTAAGATCGCTGAGAGAAGATCGGATAAAAGCGGCCGTGGTGTAGATTTCGTGGGTTTCGTATTTTACAAGGAGCATATACGGATAAGGAAGAGGACTAAGCAAAATCTATGTCGTGCGGCGGCTAGATTGAATAAAGTCCCGAATATATCCTTAACGGAATACAAGGCAGGTCTAGCCGGTTGGCTGGGCTGGATATATGATAGCGATAGCAAGCATTTAGCTAAGAAAATTTTAAAACCAGAGTTTTATGAAGCGATCATGGAGCGACACAATGCCGCCTAGAATAGAGCGGGACGGTGACGGTTCCTACCTGTACCGGTGGGACGTTAGAGAGGAGACAAGGGAGATGGGTGACGATATGGCCCCCGTGATCTCCTATAGTTACAACGAGGTCAGGGTATGGCCCACGTTGACGGCCAACAAGATATTGGAGGCCTGTATCAACGCCCTATGGGACAAGGACGTGGAGCAAAAGAAGCTGAACGACTACAACGCCGCCCAGCTAGGCATACTGGACTTGTCATACGTGGAGTCTTATAAGACGTTCCTTAACGAGAGGAAGGCGTTGAAAGACCGTGTGGATAGCGATTTCGCCGAGTGGGAGGCGGCGAGAGAGGAGGAGAGCATAGTGGTTTTATAACTAAATAAAAAAAAGGATCGGAAGAATGGAATTTTTTAAAATGATTTGCAGTATGAGGGAGCTACTGACTGTAGTCGTGTTTGAGATGTTCATCGTTATGGTGGCGATGGGGTGGGATTTCGCCTCGGGTTATTACAAGGCTAAATTGAGGGGCGAGGAGCGTAATTCGTATGGCATGCGTAGGACGGTCAGTAAGTTCATACTTTACGCTGGTAGCGTATGTATAGCGTGCGGGATAGACTCGGTTTGCTACGTGTGTCGGTTCTGGGAATTTATCCATCTGCCTTTCTTGACCAATGTCCCGGTCGTATCCTCGATAGTGACCGTATTTATCTTGATAACGGAGGTTAGGTCTATCTGGGAGAAGGCTGACGCCAAACAAAGGAGGCAGGCGAGTAAGACAGCCGACATGATCGGTAAGGTTGTAACGCAAAAGGTTTTGGAGGACGCTTTGACAAACGCTTTATCCAATGCCATGAATAAAAAGAAGAAAGGAGAGTAAAATATGGGGAAAAATAATTTACCTCGTGGGTATCGGAACAACAACCCGGGAAACATCCGGATCAACGGAGACTTGTTCCAAGGTGAGATACGCCCAAGCAAGGACAAGTCGTTTAAGCAATTTAAATCGATGGCATACGGTTACAGGGCGATCTTCAAGATCCTGTCTAACTATTACCGGAACTATAAGCTGGACACGATCCGCAAGATGATAGGTCGCTGGGCACCGGAAAACGAGAACGATACGGACGCTTACATTAAGGCCGTATCAGATTATGCTGGTATCCCGGCTGATGATCCTATCAACATCAACGATCGTGAGCAGATGATCCGTATTGTCGCTGGTATGAGTCGGATCGAGAACGGTAGGGAGGCTGATATGTCGGACGTGATAGCCGGGTGGAATCTGTTATGAGGGCATGGCAGGTTATATTAATACTAGTGTGTTTGGTAGCCAGTTTCACGGCTGGCTACCATATCAGGGGGGATGTGGCCAGTGATTCGATATCCAAGACCGACATGTTCACCAAGGTGGATACGATACATGACAGCATCCCGTACCCGGTTTATGAGACACTGGTACGAACAATACCTGAGCCGTTCCCTGTTTATATCACGTTGGACGGTGACACGGTAAAGGAACCTGTATATGTTCCGGTACCGATAACTCAAAAGGAGTACAAGACGGATGATTACCGACTTTCAATTTCGGGTTACAAGCCTAATCTTGATTACATCGATGTATATCGCAAGACTGAGTATATAACCAAGACGATCACCCCCCGTAGATGGGGAATAGGTGTTATTGCCGGTTATGGGATCGGGAAACATGGACTATCACCTTACGTTGGATTGGGTGGATTCTGCAGGATTTGGTGAGGCCTCCATGACTCACGTCCGGGAAGCCCCTATTAACTAGTAATAATAATTCGTCATATGAATAACAAGGGTTGACGTTTTTTTGTTCATGGTTAATTTAATATTAGTTTGATGGTGACTTCGTGAGAACGAACCGGAAAGGGAAGATGAAGAAAAAAGAATCTTCCCTAAATAATCGGATCGGAAGTTTGATTATTTTTTCATGCCACGCACGACGGGAAGATTCTTATATGTCTTTCTGCCGTGCATTTTTTTGCCCGGCTTAATAGTAAAACAAACCACGAAATAAAAAGTTTATGAATAAGGTGGAAATTTTTTACAAAAAAGTGATAGAGGCAGTCTGCAAGGAGTGCGGGACCGATCCGGTAATGATGTTTAGCAACAACAAGGAGAGGAACGTTGACGCTAGGGGATTACTTATCGTCATATTGACTGAGAGAAAATTCAGTGAAAGTCTGATATCGGATCTTACAGGATTGACACAACAGGCTGTCAACAGGTTGAAGAATATCTATCCAGACCGTATCAATAGGAGCTACTTCTTACGTGGAGTTTTAAGTTACATAAAGGAGGAATTAGCTGGTTCGTTATAATATCTACAAAAAAACAGCTAAATTATATACAATATTTCTTTGAAATTATATATCTTTGCGTCAAACAAAAGTCACTGTTGCCGCAGTGACTGTTTGCCAACGATATACGTTTAAATAAATTTTGAATTATGAGTGCAAATATAGTAGAAAAGGACGACAAGCGAAGATCTATAACGAAAGAATTTGCTTATGGCGTGTTAAAAGATTGCATTGGAGGTATGTTTACCGCATATTTCAAGGCAATAGATAAATTTAATGTAGAGATAGACCAGACAATACCGGAAGCTCGTGTAAGGCTTTACTCTACATTGCTTAATGCTAAATTAGTAGAGAGTTTTATATTGACATTCCCTGATAATTGGACTAATGGCAAGTATGGGCGTGTGATATTCCGATGGGATGATGTTCAGATCATAATAAAGAAACTCAACGCCAAAGGAAAGCCGTCTTATATACCAACGTTGCTGTCAGATAAGATATTAAGTCAATATCAATCGGATTTGTTTGAAGGTGATGATTCCGCCAAGGCCGAACCTGTTCTTATTTTTGGATACACCAAGGACAAAATGGGACAACTCGTCGATCCTAGAATCGTATATTTCGACAATGATGTTAAATGGGAACTGACAAAGGATGATGTATTGATGAAGCCTGTAACTCATGATATCGTTGAGGATATAGAGGTTCTTATCAAGAAGAGAGGAGAAAGTAAATCTGAATAATAATAAATTGTATATCGTTGGCTATTAAAATATATCAATATTATGGATTATAGACAATTAACTATAGCGAGGGAATATAGGGGATTTACTCAATCCAAGCTCTCCGGTATGATAGAGGGATTGTCTCAATCTAATCTTTCTAAATACGAGAAGGGGCTAGGTACATTATCAGATGATCTTGTCCGTAAGATAATGGAGGTATTGGATTTCCCTATAGGATTTATGGATATATCCGTAGGTAATGATTACGAGAAGAGCTTTAGAAAAAAAGCGAGGCTTAAAGCCATGGATAAATGCCATATCGAGAGATTTGTGGATCTTTTATCTTACAGCGTTGATTATATGACCTCTGATTTGGAGATTCCGGACTATAATTTCCCGAACATAGACATAGAGAGTGGGGTAACTCCGGAGGAGATAGCCATGCATCTAAGGAATAAATTCAGGTTAGGAATAGAACCAATTAATAACATCATAAATTTCTTGGAGAGAAACGGTGTCATAGTTTATGAGTGGGATTGTGAATATGATGATTTCGATGGGGTTTCTTTGATAACCAGAGGAGGCAATCATTTGATTGTTCTCAACAAGAACATGAGTAATGACCGTAAGAGAAGATCGATTGCTCATGAGCTGGGGCATACGATAATGCACAATGATCCAGATATGTTTATTGTATCATCAAGGGACAAGGAGGAGGAGGCTGATCGTTTCGCCTCGGAATTTTTAATGCCTAGGCGTGGCATAGAGTCCTCTTTGCGTGGTATCAAGTTCTCGGATTTACCCGTCCTTAAATCATACTGGAAAGTCTCCATGATGTCTATTGTCGTAAGAGCCAGAAGATTGAATTGTATAGATGACTCTAGGTATAAATATTTTGCGACGGAGATAAGTAGACGTGGATGGAGGCTCAAAGAGCCATATGACGTGCGTCTTGACGAGTCTGTGGTAGTAAGCAAGATGTATACGGCTATGTGTGATGGTTTGGGATATGATATGAAAACCTTGTCGGATGCGATGAATATCCCCTCTGATGTCACTTCCAGCATATTCCTGCCAAAAAGAAAAAATAGATTTTGGATTTCGGTTTAATAAATAATACCATATTACTAAAGCTCAAGCGTCCGTATAAGATATTATGCGGGCGCTTAAATTTTTACAGCAAACTCACAATGATCTAACAACAAGATATTTAATATACAATGGACTTCTCATGATTTTTGTCGTGTCCGGTAATGGTGCCGGATTAACGACAAAAATTAAAGATAATGGATAGAAATTATTTTATCGGTACTCCCGAAGGAGGTAATTCCGGTGGAAGTAAGTTTGACATCATGGCCTTTCTCCCGAGCTTGATGGGCGGTGGTGGAAAATCATTGGACCCCAATTTGGTAGCGGCTTTGATGAACAATAAGGGCAATCAAGACGCTTGGGGCGGTGGTGGTTGCTGGTGGATCTGGATCATCCTCCTGTTCTTCGTATGGGGAGGCTGGGGTGGCAACGGCTTCGGCAACAACGGGGCTAACGGATTACCGGCTCAACTGAACAATGACGCTGGTCGTGAATTGTTGATGAACGCTATCCAAGGAAACGGAACGGCTATCAGCCAATTGTCATCTTCCTTGAATTGCTCAACCCAACAATTACAAAACGCTATCTGCCAGATCCAAGGACAGATCCAGAGCGTGGGTAACCAAGTAGGCATGAGTTCCCAACAAATCATTAACGCCGTCCAAAGTGGTAACAATCAATTATTGAGCCAGATCGCCGAGTGCTGCTGCACGGTTAACAACAACATCACTAAGATGGGCTACGAGAACCAATTGGCTAGCTGCAACCAGACAAACACGCTGGTGAATACGATGAACAACAACACGTTGACTCTCCGTGACTCAGGTCTGCAGAACACCCGTGATATCATCAACGAGGTTCGTGATTTCAAGAACTTGTATCAACAAGACAAGATGGATCGCTTGACGGCGGAGAACCTAGCCTTGAAAGGACAGATCTCCCAAAGCAACCAGAACGCCTATTTCGCCGCTACTCTACAGGCGCAGACCGCCCCTCTAGGTAACGCCTTGGGTGATTTGAGCTCAAGATTGGCCAAGATCGAGTGTAACCAGCCGGAGGTGGCAAAGGTTCCTTACTCCCCCGTGGTAGGCATACCCACTTGCGTGGCCGCCCAGTACGGATTAGGCCTAGGTCTCGGTAACTGGGGAAACTTCGGCAACGGATGGGGATAATGAGTTAATAACCTAAAAATAAAGAGTTATGGCATTCATTAGTCCTTTCATAATGGCGAACAAGAACGGTATCCCACGTTTGGAGAGCACGGGCGTTACGGTCGGGACGACCAACGTTCGTTTCTCCTTCCGCAATCACCCGTTCCTGTCAGCCCCGTTTAGCGGGTTGATCTTGTTCCGTCTGGCCCAGCCTATCCCGGCTGGTACTACCGGGACGTTGCCGGTAGTGTTTGACACGAACGGCTCCACGCAGGCGCTAACGACCATTAACGGCGCAGATGTCACGGCATCCGATATAACCGGCACCGGAATCTACTTGTGTTACTATGAGTCGGGCAATAATACGCTCCAGATAATGACGGGAGTGGTGTGATAGAGTATCAACGAGAGACCGGAGCGATCCGGCTCTCATAAAAACCAAGAAATATGTTCAAGAATCAGAGACAAGGGAATCCTTTATATATCCTTCATAAGGGGAATACGCCTTTTTGTGAGGTTGGAAGCATAGTCAGCGTGTCCCCTCCGAGACCGGAGAATCCAAATTTCAATATGTATGGTCCGCAAGCTAAAATCGTGGTGGACATAAAGGCCAAGGTAGGTGAGGACAACGTCAGCTTCTCTAACGTCTTATCCGACGTTACCATTACGGATTACCCCACTACAAATGGGGAGAAACTGGTTGTGTCATGCGATCTAGGTGCCCTGAATACGGAGATCAACGCCATGATGCAGCAAAGCCGACAGGCACTTGACAGCATCGATTACCATAAATCCGTGATTGAGGGGTGCGAGAAGATGCTGGTAATACTGAACCCTGAGTTTGCCCGGGAGAAGGAGAGGGAGAGTGAGATCGCTAACATGAGAAACGAGATGTCCGATCTGAAGGAGGCTAACGCAAGGTTGGTTGCCATGATGGAGCAACTTGTCGGTTCCGTGAACGGTAATAATAACAAGAATAAAAAAACAGAGTGATATGGGAACATATAGCAGAAAACTGAGAGAGCTGATCGAGGAATTCGACGCCATGGAAGACGAGGATATGTTAGAACTGGCGAAGGAGGCCTATAAGCTTGGCTGTAAGGAAGGGAAGCGGAAGGCCATGGAAGGCTATGGCAACCGCATGGAGGAAGACGATGACGATGAGTTCGAGGACGACGACGAGTTCCGTGAGATGTGGGAGCGTGGCGGCTACGGCAACCGTGGCGGCGGTCGTGGATCATCCGGTGGCGGTTATGGCAATCGCCGTGGGGTGCCGGGCACCGGACGCTACTCGAGACGATATCGTAGATAACCATGAGGGGGGACCGGTTTCCCCCTCCTAAAAAACAGAGGAATATGAGACTAGATATGTATGATGATTTCCCTTCCGGCATGCGATCCTACCTGAAGGCGTATGGCTGGCATTTCTCCAAGGCCATGTGCGATTGGGCCGTATCCATGATGGAGAAGGAGGACGGAAACGGGAAGAAGGTCAAGATAACCCCTTTCACGAAGGAACAGGTTGATGAGATGCTGAAGAAGTATAGCGTGGACGTGAAGAAAAAGGGTGGATACGATTATGTTTACGCCGCCAACATGTGCAAGGCCGATTACCTTGGCTCCTCAGTGCCTAACGAGCAGTACGCCGCTCTTTATGTCAAGAACGTCTGCGACGATCCGGACGCTTACGACGGGATAGTGTTCACCCGGTTCTACGCTGATTGCATCGGGTCCGGCACGCCTATAATCTGGGAGGAGATGATGTGATGGGAGGCTGGGGCTACATACTGAGGATCTTGAAGGGAGAGTCCCCCAAGGACGTGCTGGCGAGTATGCCGGATAAGGATTTTGACAAGGTATCCGAGGTGGTGGGCAATCTCAAGGCTACCAATCTCACCCGGCAACAAAGGAGGAGGATAGAGCGGGAGTTCAAGACGGTAAGGAGATGATACGACGGGATTACCATATCAAGAGATACGATTGGGTGATCCACGTGCTGTATAACGTCACGTGCTCGAGGACATCCGATATCATAGCCCTATTGAGGAGGGTCGGTTGCCCGGAAAGCAAGATACGGGAGGCTTATGGCAATATGGGGTCGTGCAATCTGGACGTGGGACTTACTTATTCCAACTACCGGCGAAGGGAATCCGTCATGGTGATAGGCCGGACCTCGTCTTACAGGGAGTTCTCTAATTCGTTGTTCCACGAGTGCCGGCACTTGACGGATCATATGTCCTTGGCCTTGGATCTGGAGATCGGAGGGGAGCCTATCGCTTACTTGGCTGGCGATATAGGAGCCTTGATGTCCGATGAGATAAGGATGTTCATTTGCGATTGCCATCGTCACAGGAACGATATAAACGATGAGTTATGGGAAAGAAAAAAGAAGATAAAAAGAAAAAGGAATCCGTAAGACGGGAGATAGACCGCCTCACGGATTCCTTGGATTTCGAGCCTGTCAACTTCTATGAGGTGATGGCTCGGATACGGCACTTGATGTGCCTGTTATAATGAATCTGTCTCAATGACGGATTTAAGAGATATGGGGTCGTCTTCCCACGTTAAGTATTTACCTGTTAATTTATAAATACTGCCTTTTGGAAGTATGATCGCCGAGTTGTGATCCTCGACGGAAAAATATTCCTCGTCATGCGCCGATCTCTCGTCCGTCCATACCTCTCCTTGCCGCACTGGGAAGTTATCAAGAATAACCTCGTCACCATTCTTGTTTACGGCCAAGAATACTATTGTTTGCTTGCCTAACTTCATATTCTATTTCTTCAAAACATTCATGTAGTGGCTTAAATTGTAAGCCATGTTTTTGGGGATTTGTCAACAGTTCCTTGTAGGCTTGACTGTTTCATGTGATAATACCATAAATTCATTATTCTTTAATTATGAGCCTTCATGAGAAGGCTCGGTTAATACTATTCCTCTAGATCGGGAATATGGCACCAATGGGTAATGCCTAATCTTTCTTCATTAACCTTTATTCCAGTTTCCCATTCGCCTAAAGTTGATAGATAGCAAATAAGATAACCATACGCTCCTTTAGTTATAACTGTGATATGTGCTTCCGGCAATCGTTCCTTCACGCTTACCCAGGGGGATTGCTTTGCCTGCCATTCGGCACCGGCTATAAAGCCGTGGTAATATGCAGGGAATGCACTACCGCTACTCCTGCTTTCAGCGAAGAAATGAGCCGCTTCTTCTACCGTCTGTCTCTTATCAATATCTCTTTCCATTGTTAATGCTTATTGTTTAAATATCCACATTCCGCAAGCTTACAGAGCATACCATAGGCTACATTTAAGATTGTTACATTCTCGTTGAAATAGAACGATAAATCCTCTAACACCTCAAACTTACCAAATAAATCAATTTTATCATATCTGAAAATCATTTCTGATATGTACCAATTCAATGTATAGTCATCTATCTGTTTTGGCATGAGAGCCAACATATCTTGCAAGGTAAATGTCTTGCCACTCTCATTATACTGTTTAGCATAAAAATTAACACAGACTGGTATAAACTCGATTTCATCATCTTCGCTATAATCACAACTTGGATGGGTGCTTATAAACTTCATGCTTGCACTGCTCACGTCAATACCTAATTTAATAAGGTGTTGCATTTGTTCTACTGATAATACCTGTTCATTCATAATCATTCAGTTCTATAGGATTTACCACTAAATTTCTCATCGCCATCTACCAATATATGATAACTGATATAAGGCTTGTTCTCTTTATCGTTATGCTCTTTGCGCTTAACTCTCGCTTCTTCGATTGTATCACATTTACACATGGTGTATTCGGGATAACCATAGAAGTATCTTACGACTCTATATTCTTTGCTCATATTTATTTATCTGTTAGGAATTTCTTATTCAAGTGACCTCTCTTGATGAGCCACTCTATAGCGTCAATCACATTGTCCATCAAGTTCTCCTTGTTGAAGGAGTTTGCGCAAGTATAAGTCTTGTCGCCTTCCTCATCCTCGATCTTGTCCGATGCGTACATGAGTTCAACGAAATTTCCGGATAGGTAATAAATCATTCCGTCTATATCGTCTTGGTACGATTTTGGCATCATGTCTATTAAAGCCGATAGAGACCAAGCCGGGAATGCCATATCTTGACCCACGTGCCCTTCAATCCTTCTATATTCAAATGCGACCGGACATTCGAACTCGTCAAGATACATGTCCGCCGTCTTCGGGTTCACCCCGGCCTCTAATAGCCGGGATGATTGTTCTTTATTCGTGCAAATCTGATTCATATCATCTAAAACTTGGCATTAATATTACATTTATCCCATTCTCGAACCTAAACAGGTTAGGTTCAGATGAAGGGTTCGAAACAAGAACACAAGAGGTGATATCAATAAGCTTCATGAGATTTATCATTTTAAGCACACGCCCGGATTTAAAAGGATTCCCGTGTATGTCAATGTCATATTGGGGATCTTTTATCATTTCCTCAGTCTCGCCTAAATGACCATTTCCACGACATACGGGGCATTCCTCCTCTTCTGTATAGATTATATCATCAAAACAAAACTCATAATCAACCATCCCGGTACCTGCGCAAGCATCGCACTTATACGTTTCATTTATCATCGGAACGTCATCGTACAATTCCTTCAACCAAGACAATTCTATGATCTCATGGCATTCTTTCCTTATATTCAACACAGATGATACATCTGGCTTGTCTTGATACGGATACCTAAGACCTATCAAGGATATAGGTATTGTTATAAGCGTGATAGCGTCAGTGGCACATACCATGTCCCCTTGCTTGAACGCTTGGTTTAATGCTGGTCTATACTTGTCGTTACCGACAAATAAATTGAGGATTTTTGTTTCATTTTTCATATTTACCCCTCCTGAATAATTGTGCATTCTATCTCTTCGTCCCATGTTACATCCACCGGATCGTACTCATACTCTCCATCGGACGTGCGGATCATTACCTCCGCTTCCGGGTCTTGCTCTTGTAATAGAGCGATTAGTTCTTTATTTCTCATGCTAATTTTCTCCTGTTGATTTAAGGGGGTATCCCTTGGACGGAATACCCCGGGTAAGTATTAGTTCTGCTCTGCGAGTTTCTTGAACTCCCCTAGCAACATATAGATCGTGGCGATATCGTCCTTGAAACGATCCACCGTTTCCTCGTTGATGCACCATGAGTAATTGAATACAAGGTCTGTCAATTGTTCGCACATTTCCGATGGATTGATAACCTTGTTAATGAACTCGTTGAAGGACGTGAAATCGTATTCTTTAGCCTGCATAGTTCAACTCCTCCATCTTTGAAAATCCCAATACTAGCATAAGAGAATCGAATTTGTCCACATACCACTCCGGTTGAGTTTCCTTCGGGTTGTTCTTGTTTATCTGATTCTCTCCGTATTCGAGTCCTTTCTTGGATATGGAGTTGAAATATTTGATCTTGCCTTTAGATGATTTACGTGATATACGTTCGATATATCCTAGCTCGATAGCCCTTTTGTAGAATTGATTCCGTGATACCTTGTAACCTTTCTCGTTGAGTAGATCGGTAGCCGACTTCATCACTCCTTTTGACGGCACGTAATCGGGCAATGGCAATCCAAGTGGCGTGGCTACCTTCTCCAGTAATGACAACTTGGAAACGTCATTGAGGTTCAGCATCTCACTTACGCCTTTCACCCATTCGATTCCGGCACGGACTTTTGTCGGGGTGACGGACGATGGTCTGGATTGGCTAATTGATTTGCTTTCTTTCAGTCTTTCCTCGCAAGCGATGAAGTAACGGCGGGCTTGCTTCCCTTTCTCGCTTCTTTGGATCATTGATACTTCTTTCGCCATGCTTAATGTCATTGCGTAATCTTGAAGTTCTTGATTCGCAAGGGTGTTAAATACTTTACACCCTACATAGTCCTTGTTTTCGTCGAAACCGTACTGTAGTTGCCGATCAAACCAAGACTGGAATCTTTCTGTACAACCTAAAAAGTCGTACAAAGCTCTTGCGCTAACGGCTTTCTTGCCATTACTCTCATTAATGGGGATTAACGCCCCTACGTTTGTTGTAATTTCTGCCATTTTTGAAGTTCTTTAGGCATTACAGGAAAGTTTTGTGCTGCATCCCTATTTAGCAGGGCAAGCGAAAAGCGGTTGCTTCCGACCCGTTGAACTTCACCACATAGGCAGTGGGCGCATTAACGCTCCACACGGGAGAAACAACCGCTATATCATATAGATGCAACGATCTTACAAGCATAAAAAATGCCCGCTATATATGGCAGGCTTCCGCTTGCCTATGTGTATGAAGTTCGCTGCAAATGTACCACTTCTTTCCAAAACGCCAAATAAAATCCTTGAAAAATTATCCCGCCCTGTCAAAAGCCTTCTCAAAGACCTCCGGCCTAAGTATAGCGTTCGTTATCGCCGTGAACGCCTTCACGATCCCGGGCTGCTCATTTAAGTTTATTCTCACGTCCTTCCCCGTGACCTCACTTGATAACCGATCGCTCAGGTACTCCACCTTGTCCAGTGCCAGATAGGAAAGGGGATTGTACGCCAACGGGACGATCCCCCGCATCCTGTCGCCGAAATCGCTTATCGTGATCCTAGACATCTGCGCCAGCATGTTTATCGTGGATGACAGGGATGCGATCCGGTTAGATGAGCCCGATACCCCGTGATCCAGCAATATCTGGCTGATCGTGTAATAATACCTCTCAATATGAGGCTGTACGTCCTCCTCCATGCTTTGCGTTATCTCGGCGAACGCCTCCTTATTGGCCTTGGCTATCCGGAAGATGTTCGTGTTATAAGCGTCTATCTCTTTTTCGATAGCGTTGGCCGTCCGTTTGGCGTTATGCCTGTAGTGCTCGCTATTCCTAATGGCCTCCATGAGCGATACCGTGTAGTTATACGCTTGGTCGTTAACGAAAAGTACCATGTATGTTAGCGAGGTGACAAGGCCGTTCGTGTCCTTGTCGATCTCTTCCCAATCGTTGTATTGTCTCATTCTTTCATCCTCCGGATTATATAATCAACAACGTCCTTTACGGTAAGGCATCGTCCGGGATCATCATCAGGGATCGATATGCCAAACTCTTTCTCTAATTCCATTAATAACTCTATCTCGTCAAGACTGTCCATCCATAGATCATCCTCCAGCTTGGATTCCATCGTAAGTGGCTGACCTTTGTGATAACGTTTACTCTCAATGATCTCAAATACTTTGTTCTTTATAGTTTCTTTTTCCATTTTCATGATCGTTTTATTTATAATTGAAACATTGATGTCTGTATTATCTTTTTACCACTAGGTAATATGATTTCACCTAGGCATTCTTCCTTAAACCTTTTATCTTGGGCATTGAAATATTCCTTGTCTATCTCGGTTGCGTAAAAATCAAAACCCATTTTATAGGCGGCTATACGGCTGCTTCCGCTCCCCAAATGAGAGTCATAAATTTTGTCACCGGGATTGGCGTAATTTTTCAAAATCCATAAATACAATGAGAGCGGTTTTTGGTGTGGATGTATCTTTCTCTTTCCGGTCTCATGTCCCATCCTATATCCATCCCACGGAATGGAGACAAGATTGCATGGGATTTTTTTTGACACGTAGGCTATCTCACATTTCGAGTATTTAAACACATCGTTATTGTTGCTCATCTTGTCCCAAACAATCAAATAGTTGGTATTTCCTAGATATTGGGTGTAATAATTATATCCCCATATGATCTGATCCTTGCTAATTCTTTTTAACTCATCGAAGTATGACGCATCCTTGATAGGGCTATTCTTATAGGATGTATCCTTGAATTTATACCCATTATTCCTTTTCTTCCAGTCCTCTCCTATACCATACGGTGGATCTACGATAGCTAGATCAAAGAATTTATCAGGAATGTTTGTCATATAGTCCATACAATCCTCGTTGTAAACTTCGCTTATAGCCATAATATTTGATTTTTATTTACTCTCATCATAGAGAATACGGTATTCAACTATGATAAATGATTAAACCTTATTTGTTTTAGCGAACACCACCGACTCGTGATCCGGCCTCAGATGGGCCATGCAAGCCTTGCTGTACTCGCAATCCCTAGCTCCATCGCCCCGGAACAGGCATCCCCTGCATACGACCGCTTTCCCTTGGTATATTGCCTCGAAGCGCTTGACTTGCACCCTGTTTGTCCCGACTTGGATAACAAAGCCGGTAGGGGTGTTTCTCAATCTCTCTGTTATTTCCATGTTATCTTCTCCTGCTTTCTCCGTTTAGGATTATCACGTTAAAACTCTTGAACCTGTCCACCAGCCTAGCTCCGAAGCGATTCTTGAAATCCGTGACGGATAGGTTGGAAGTGATATGATACTTCTTCTGATGGGACTGGTATATCTCGTACCTAGCGTATAGGAACTCGTCTATTACGCTGTCAAGGCTGGTGCCGTAGCTTTTCTGGTTCTCCGTCTCAAGACCGATATCGTTAAGGCAGATATCGAACGGGTTCCCTTCCATGCTCCCTTTCCCGGCTTCCTCGTTGTACGTGAACCTGTCTATGTGACCATGGATCTTGTAATAGTTCATCATCTGGGTCACGGATAGGTTCACGAAGCGTTTGGGGTTATCCGTCAATTTCAGGTAATCGGCGAATATCTGCATCATGAGCGTTTTGCCCGTTCCCGGATCTCCCACGATAAGGAGGTTCTTGTGCAGCTTATAGTTCTCCTCCGGGAATACGGACTCGGCCAACGGGCAATCGTTGAAATAATACAACAGGAATCTCAAAACCTTGTCATTCCCCCTGTCTGTCTCGAATTGCCGCCTCTCGATCCCTAGGTAATTACAACCTAGCGCCTTTATCATCCGGGCGTGGCTGATGTACTCCGTATCGTCCGAGAGATCGTACCTAGAAACGTTCTGTATAGTCCTTGCGTGCTTCTTCACTAGGTTGAACACCTGTTTTTGCTGGAGCCTCTCTTTTTCCGTAGGCCCCCGCATGGCTTGTATAGCCTCCGAAAGTTTCTTTTCTTGTTCCTCCATATCTTTGATTATAAGCCCTTAGTCCTGTTCCCTGCCACCAATAGGTGAATCGTCTCTTCACGTCATCTATCGTTTTTAGCGTATCGCCTTCCCCGGTGGATACCATCCAAGCGAGGAAGTTATCCAGCTCGCCGGGAATGAGGTCATTGAAAGCGACGCTCAATCCCGATATCTGGCAAGCGTATCTGCGCCATTCCTCGTCCCTCAATAACTCATTCTTGAAATTATCGAAAAGCGTCTCACGCGTATTAAGACTCTCTCTATTTTTATTTCCTTTTCTTTCCTTTATAGGGTTTGTGTTTACATTAATGTCATTATTGCTTACATTAACCTTATTATTGTCTACATTAACTAGTAGGTAAGGATAATTAGATGAATCTTTTCTTCTTTTTATAGCCTTGAAATATCGCTCCTGAATACCTTTGCTAGTTAGAACACTTACCGTGCTAAACAGAGTCTGTTCAAAGAATCCCCACCTAACCAAGCGTGTTACTATCTGCTCCAGTAATTCTAAGCTAATGCCGGGTAAACCTCTAAGCAGTGACATCTTTAACGCATCATTCCACAATATGAAATACCCATTTCGGTATATCGCACAAAGCAGCTTTATAGCGGTGATCTCACCCTTAATGCCAAATTCACCCGATATTGAGCCTATTTTTTCATCAGAAAAGAAATCAACATCGAAAGGGAAATAGTCTAGCCCTTCTTTATTTGGTCGTGCCATGTTTATTTCTCCATAATTTAAATTCTTCCATTGTCATATTGCTTTTCTGTAAATTACATTTCTCACATAATACTTGAAGATTGTCCAAAACTGTAAAGCCTCCTCTTGATACAGGAATAATATGATCTATGCAGAGTTTTTCAGAACATCCACAAACAGCACAATATCTACCGTCTCTTTCAAATACTTTTCTTTTTATACTGTCATTTAGTTTCATGGCCTCTTCACGAATTGCATCTCTCATTCTTGAGCTTATTCCATGATTCTCTGCAAAAAGATATATTGCTCTGCCACCGATTGGAATGCGCTTTACTATTGTTCCATCAAGTGCATAAATGATATCATGCTTAATTTTGAATTTTCGAAGTTTATCGCAAGAAGGCATCATTTCATTAATTATATCCCCATCTTCAGAATAAAAGGATACTATCCGTTTCCCTTTAATAGTCTTATTTAACATAGATAGCTCCTTGGGGGTAAGCTTGCTTAGTCCTCTTTTCATACAGTTATCTAAATGATTATTATAAAATAGAGAGGATTTATTATCCTCTCCCATATGTTATTTCTCTACCTCCGATACATTCGATCGTGTCGGTTGCCTCAAATCGTGCCGATTGTATTAGATCAAGCCACGCTTCGCACTCCGAGAATGTCCGGGCTGCTTCCCACATTTCATTAGAAAAAAACTTACGAGAGAGCATAATGAAACCCTTATCCATATATTAAAAATCAAAATCCGGAGACTCTCCGCTCTGCAAGGACTTTAGTTTCTGGTCTACAAGGTGGTTTACATCCCATATGTTTACAGGTTGTATTTGCAGGTTCTCCGCCATTTGCCTTGCCACTTCCTCGGAGACAGGATTTATAGCGTATATGGCCCCCGATGATAGAAACCGGGTGAAACCGGGCTGGTTACTCGTATCCGGAACGTCTACCCGAAGCATATTGGTACCGGCCACGTTCTGTTCCGTACATCTTCCCGCTATCCTTGAATGGCCGAATAACTCGACCACGCACCATAAATCAAATTTCTCTTGTTCCATATTATCTTCTTTTTTTAAAAGTGTTACAAAATCTCGTGGAGTTAGCTACCCGTCCAGCATCATGTATGATGCACCAAACGCATAGCCCCTTGTGAGGATGTCCGTTGGCGCAATCGCCACATTTCACCTTTTCTTGCTCGTCTTTCTTCTTCGCCATATCACCAAGTCTTTATTTTTATTGGTAGATCGGCGTACCACCAAGCCAGAATCGTAGCGTCACGTTGGTCTTGGTTCGTTCTCTTAGGCAAGGGACCGACTATGTAGGAGAGTTCCTCATGGGTTATCTTGCCCTCGTCCCCTTTCCAATGCTTGGTCAAAGGCTTTACCTCCTCGCAGGGAATCCCTATGTGCTCGCACATCTGGAGAAGCAATATCCCGGTTTGCTGGTTACGACCTACATACTTGGCTATCCTCTCGCCGGATTTACCCCTAGCCTTATGGAAGTTGCTTTTTTCGTTAAGCCATCCGGCCTCGACAATGACCACTATGTCTATCCCCTTGTATCTCTCTCTTGCCTCCTTTATGAAATCGACCAACACAGGGAAGGGGAGGCTCTTTAGAATTAGCTGTCTCGTTGAAGGAGACAGTACGCATATACCGGATTTATCTATGTCCGGGTCAACGGCTATCACTAAATCATGTTTTTTCTTTCCCACGAATTCCTCCTTTCTTTATCGTTTATTAGTAAGAATACGGCCAATATCAATGCGATCAGTCCTAGTATTGCGGTGATAAGGTATATGGCCATTGTCAAGTGATCTAAATTCTGTATTGTTTCCATAATTATATGTTTGTTATTCGTGGACGGTGCCGGGATCGAACCGGCCTCTTTACGTCATGCGCACTCCGTAACGTTTCATCCCGGAATACTTACCGCCCGAAATCCCCGCGTATCCTCACGGACGGCGGGGATAAAAACTAAATCTAATACCATGAAAAACACACTCTAATATTAATATCCTTAGTTCTGAATCTTTATTAAATCGGGTATCGCTCCATAAATGGGGGTACGACCATCCCATTTGTCGATAAACTGCTTATAAAGAATTTCTTTAGTCAATCCTCTCGAGGTGATTAACGCTTGTTCCGTTTTCAATTGCTCCAACTCGTTGCGTTTCCGTTGCTCCGCTATCTGCTGGTCTAAAACCGAAATATTGGTGTTAACTTCATTCCTACTATCAATTTTCTCGCGAACCGCCTTGGAAAACTCTAATTGCGCCGAGAATGTGAGTAATTGAAGACCTCTTTTCTCGAATTCCTTATCTACAATCTGCTCAAGGCGTTTCTCAAAAAGAAGCGAACCTCCATCAGCCATTAAGCTGTCGGTCTTATGTTTACGGCTTTCCTCCTTGATCAGGTCATAGATGCGAGGTTCTAGTATGTTATCCTCCAATGATTGCATGAAACCGTCTTTGCCTGATTCCGTATCGGCCTTGTCTATGTGCTTGTTATCGAAAACAACGTCTATTGCCCTGTTTTTGATAACCTTGTAGGAGTAAGTGGGGCGTGCGTTAAACTCCGTATTGTCTGCGGCTTTTAACGTGACAGGGCTTCCGAACTCGCCTCGTTGGTCGAATAGCGGGACTTGAAATAATTCCGTGCCCCATTCCCAAGTTGAAACCCTGCCTGATACGACCTTGAAATCCTCCTTCCCTTGTTTCCCGTAATTTTCCATCAATACCCCAGCGTAATTAGGTGCTACACGTTCACAAGAGGATAAAAATACCATAGCGATTATCGCTATAGTAAAAAACTTAAAACTTGTCCTTTTCATTCTTGATAAAATTAAATAGTTTGTAAATTATAAATAATGAACTAGTTAACATAATGACTATTCCTAGCCATGCGTCAACATGGTTAAAAACTCTGTTCCCTGCCGGAATAAAGGCTATGGCCAATATCAATACCCAATGTTTGTTGATAAAATTTCTCATATTTGTTGGTTTAGTGCCTCATTGTATAAAGGCATGATTAATCCGATACTGCTTACGTCTTCTACCATGCTGTCAAAAATGATGGCATCGTTAACGCCCTTGAAAGTAGCCGTGCATCGTTCGCATTCATATAAAGCTTTCCTCATTATGTCGAATAAGCCCATGTTAAAGGATATTTGAGGAAGCGGAACGCTGGGTTTTGCCTGATAATTTTGTATCACTTTCTCTGCGTCTGGATATTTTAAGTTCTCATCCGCGAAATAGAAGAACGCCTTGTCATTCTTCTTATGGCACTCTATTCCGTCATCAGAGATAAGGATGTCATCATATTTCAACATGTCCTTAAAAAATAGACTATGCAGTAATTTGCCGTCTAACGCCTGTATCATGGCTTCGTCAAGGTTTGAGCATTCGGATATCCTGTTTTTAACGATAATATGTCCGTCACTGGCGTAGGCCCAATCTCCCTTGAAATATACGCATTCCATAGCGGGACGGTTATCGTCCTTTGCGCAAGCCAAAAACATTTGTACGTTCTTGTCAAAGTTGTAAGAACCTTCTTTTCTCTTTCCCATATCATTAATATTTAATATTATATTTTCTTCTTTCGTATTGTGGGACATACCCTTTGCAAGGAGTATTCCCGTCAAGTAAGGCCGATTCCGGCCTCACAGTTTCCCCTTCTTTTTTAGACGGGTCTGTCCAATGCCTCTGCCGTTGATGGCAAAGGCAATGTCTTTTAGAACATGCCTCATTGAGGCATAATATCAGTTCTTCCATCTTGGATTATTTTCTCGAGTTTCTTTAGATCCTTTTTGGCCAATCTTACGGTATCGGCTATCCTTGGTCTTCCCTTGGAATCCACGTGTTCTAGGATAACCGATAGATGGCGGGACAGTGTTTTAATGAAAGACTCGGATAGCTGGTACCTTTTAGCCATGGCCGTTATTTTTTATAAAAGCCTTGAAACCTCACGATACCTAGATACTCGGGAGATTTCATTAGTCCGTCCCCCATGCCGCCCAACGTCTCGGCTCCCGGCTCGTCAAGGACAACCTTGGAGTCAATCTCCTTAGGTACACGGAAGCATATCTGTACGGGGAAATTCACCTTAGCGTCTCCCGTGATCACGTTAACCGACGCTCTTTGCGTAGCCGCCATGATCCGGAACCCAAGCGATCGTCCCTTTTGTAGCAACATCTTCAGATTCTCCTCCAATGACTTTTCACGACCGACCGTGCGTAGTTCCATTTTAGGCTCGAGGAACCCGAAGGCGTTCTTTCGCTGGCCAACCTCGACCATTTCCTTTATGTCAAGTTCCGTTCCCGATCGGGAGGACGCTACCGCGTCGGCGAACTCATCGAACACCACCAGCGTTTTCCATGATGCCCTCGATTTAGCCCTTTCCTGCATATCCTGTACGAGTTCTTTCATCTTGGCCTCTATTTCTTCTATATCATTATAGACCTTTATGTATTTCTCGGAGGAATAATTACAGAACTCGTATTTCGGATCGAAAATTACGATGTCCCGGATACCGGCTAAGCGGGCGTATTCTATCGTGGATATGATACACACGGATTTACCGCTACCGGTAGCTCCGCAAATCAAGGCGTGAGGCGTGGAGTTGTTATCGAGATCCCACACCACGAGCCTTCCGAAGTTATCCGTTCCTATGGGAATCCTCATGCCGTCGATATACTTCTTGTCCCAGTACAAGGACTTGGTTCTTTTCTTCGGTGATTCTATGGAGAGGTAGGATTTTCCCTCATACACCATAAGCTCGTTACCCATCCTTATGGATGGCACGTCCAGCGCGTTCGCTATGTCTAGCTTGTATTTCATCACTGTCGTGATCTTTGTCCCAGCGGATACCTCTAGCAGATACGTGTCTGACGAGTACCCGTTAATCTCCTTGGCCACGTTCACGATCACCCCGAATGTCCGTAGGATATGCTCTATTTTCTCGCTGTTTGTCATATTACTATTGGATAAATCATATTGAATGAATGAGGAAGCGTTCCTCTTGAACTCGGATATTACCTTGGGGTTTACCGATCCAAGGGAAGCGTCCCGTATTTTTTTCTGTCTCTTCGATATCAATTCCTTCTTTGACTCGGGCACGTTGAAATCATCGACCTCCGCTATCAGCGTCTTGGCCCAGAAATTATAAAGCTCGGCCCTGTCCACGAAGTTGTCGCTATCGTTGATCATGTACACGTAATCCGGATCGGACACGGCCTCTATCATCCTTTTTAGCGGCTCGTACAATATGGCCTCGTAAAGCTTCCTCGTGTCGTTGTCGAGATTGATCACGAATTTCTTCAACTGGGAGGAGCCGTCCTTGTTTTTCGAGATCTTGTTCTCCACGAACCATACCTCGTCAACATTCTCCCCGAAGCGGGACTCATAGCACTTGACGTAGGTCATTGCCTGTTTCCCGCAGGTAAACGTTAGCTCCTCGTCATCGGTGAACTTGGCCCTTGACTTATGGTCTATGATGACCGTCCGACCGCTTTCCGTCCTTATCGCCAAGTCTAGCCTAGCGTGGCAGGGCAGGGGGATGTCCACCCCGTTTATCGTTACCCATTCCTCGCACCTTGATTCCACGGCGATTATCTCCTTGATACCGGAAAGATAGATATCCTTCTCCCCGTAGAAGTTATTGATAAGCCTCGTGGCGTTCTTGGTGGCCTCGATCTTGCATTCCTCTACGGTAGGTGTCGTTTTCTGTATCTTCCAATCATTCGGGTGTACCTCCTCTATGTGTGAGAACGCTACCCTCTCCATTTCCGTGATCGGTATTATCTGCCCCTTGCGCTGTAGCTCCATGAAGAAATACTCCAAGGCCGAATGATAGGCGTTACCCGCTACCGTGCTGGAGGATGATCTGGATCTTTCCCGGTAAATCTCCCGTTTCTCGAACTCCTTCTCGTTCCGGGAGAAAGAGGCTACCTTGCTGTAACTCCAAGAGTCGATAAGGTAGTTTGATAAATGCTCCTCCAGCTCGGCGTTGGTATAGGATGAGTACTTGTTCATGGCATTTCCTCTTTGTTTTTGCCCTTAGACTGTCTCATCGCCTCCTTTTTTTGATCGACATCTTTCTTTGTCTCACGAATTGGAAGGATTAGATCGTTTACCGTGGTATCCCCGTCCTTTAACGCTTGTATGATCCCGATCAGCATGGCGATCTCGTCGGGGCCTATCTGATTGCTGGTCTGTTTGCCGCATAGCTTAATGACCTCCTCTTCCGTTATGGCGTATTCGTTCTTGAACTTGTTGATGATATTAGTTCTCGTTTTTAATATCTTGTCAGCGTCGGATAGATCCCCCGTGATGAATTTTTGGGCGGCTTGATAGACCCTGTCCACTATGACCTTGGGGATAACGGCGAATACGGAATTGCGATAAGCTATGGAGTTGGCGGCGTTTCCCGTTACGGTAATCATGTCGTCTGAGTAACGTTTCCCCTTGCTATCCACTATGCTCCTGCGAACCTCGAACGCGGACGCTACGTTTGTCTCCAGATCCCAGCATGTACCCCTGCTGATGATCTGCTTGTCCGTTATCTGGATAACCTTGGCCTCAGTCCTGATATTACCCCAATTGGATACGATTATCTTGGCGAGGTGTACGGATGGCCCAGTAATAGGTTTCCCTCCTCTTGGCAAGGCATAACTGCATGACCTTGCCGTGTCTTGATTCATCGTGGCCATTACCACGGAATTATCAATACTCCTTCTGATATCCCTAGGATATCTTTTCGCGGTCGCAACTTGTGAGTCCACGTTTGCTCTCTCAACCGCATCTACCTGTAAAATTTGTACTTCATGGCTTTCTACTGGAAGTACCTCGTAACTGCTTGATTCCATGATTATTTATTTTGAATGATTTTCTTTACCAATATAAAGTGCTGGTTTCCCAATCTCGTTGATACCGATCGTCCTCGGATTCTGTTTCCTCCTCCCCGTCGTACTCCGGTTCGCCGTCGGGGTCTTTGATGTAGATGTCTCTCATGCGATCCTCCGATAAGCAATGCCTTGGGACTATTGTATTTCTTTAAATACCCCTCCAGCTAATTTGTAATATGTATCCGCCTTTATCTTCTCCCCATCAACAAATTCCGTTTTTACGCAAACGGGGATATATCTTTGCTTTTTATCAGAATAAGACCATTCGGATAATGTTATCCATGATCCTTTTGAGGCTTTTGCTACAGAGTTAATACCTGCGCACATGATGACACAATAGTTGCCGGATGATCCTATCTGGGCATAGTTGCCGGATGATCCTATCTTGGCATCGTTGCCGGATGATCCTATCTGGGCATCGTTGCCGGATGATCCTATCTGGGCATCGTCGCCGGATGATCCTATCTGGGCACCGTCGCCGGATGATCCTATCTGGGCATAGTTGCCGGATGATCCTATCTGGGCATCGTAGCCGGATGATCCTATCTTGGCACCGTAGCCGGATGATCCTATCTTGGCACCGTAGCCGGATGATCCTATCTGGGCATAGTTGCCGG